GTTAGCCCTACCTCATCATAAAGATCGGCAGTGTACTTCACCTCGTTGTCATATAGCTCAAGTAGTAGATCGTAGGTGTAGCTCTTCATCTCTTCCTGCCTCTTTGGGATTTGCTCAGCGATCGCAAGCTGATACTTGTACCCGATGTAATATCCGTGAACAGCTTCATCCCTAATAATAAGTCTAATTAGATCGGCAGTGTTTGTTAGCTTTGCTCTGGAAGATAGATACATTGGCCAATAGAAGCCACTGTAGAATAGGAATGACTCTAGTAGTGTAGATGCTACCTTACGTTTTAGTGGGTCGTCTCCCCTGTAATACCCCAGAATAATTTCAGCCTTCTTCTGAAGGTATGGGTTATCCTCGGACCACCTGAAGGCGTCATCGATCTCCTGTGTAGAAGTTAGGGTAGAGAATACGCTAGAGTAGCTCTTAGCATGAACTGATTCCATAAAGGCAATGTTTGTTATGACTGCTTCTTCATGCTGTGTCCTCGCATCAGGCAAGATCGACATGGAGCCTACTGTGCCCTGGATTGTATCTAGCATAGTAAGTCCAGTGAATACCCTCATGGTTAGAAGCTTTTCATTGTCTCTAAGAGTGGACCAGGACTGAATGTCATTGCTAATGGGCACTTTCTCAGGTAGCCAAAAGTTGGCAGTTAGCCTATTCCATACCTCTAGGTCTACTGGATCTTCAATCTTGTTCCAGTTAATTGGTCTCGTTATAGCTGACATGAAACACACCCTTCCATTTCTGTTCCGTCTAATGCATCCTGTCGAATACGGATATAGTAGATAGTCTTAATACCCTTCTTCCATGCATAAATCTGTGCCTTATTTACATCTCTGGTGGTTGCTGTGTCCTTGAAGAACAGGGTTAGTGACAAGCCCTGGTCAACGTGCTGGGTTGCAGCTGCGTAGACATCAATAACTTTTTCCGCACCAATCTCATAAGCATCCATGAAGTACTCACGATTATCATCGGTCATGTGAGGAGCTGGGTAGTAAACCCTACCCATCTTTCCTTCTTTACGGATCTCAATCTGTGCAGCAATTGGATGGATAGAAGATGTAGAGTTGTTTACATAGCTAATTGATCCTGTAGGAGGAACTGCTTGTAGGTTCTGGTTATAGATACCGTGCTCCATTACGGAAGCCTTTAGCTCTTCCCAATCTTTCTTCTTAGGAAGCTTGATCTTAGCATCCTTAAATAGTTTAGCAACCTTCTCTGTTGCTGGCTCCCACTTCTGGGTAGTATACTTATCAAAGAATGAGCCATCTGCATACCTTGACCTTTCAAAGCCATCAAACGGTGACTTGGTTTCAATAGCAATTTGGTTAGATGCTTTTAAGGCGTAGTATAGTACTGCCAGGAAATAGATGTTAGTGAAGTCAATTGACTCCTCGTCTCCATAGAACATCTTTTCTTTACCAAAGTAACCATGCAGGTTCATCTGACCTAGTCCAATTGCCCGAGACTTCCTGTTACCCTCGGCTACTGACATTACGGAGTCTATGTAGGAGAGCTCTGAGACAGCTGTGAGTGACCTAACGGCAGTCTCTATGGTCTTACCAAAGTCTGGAGATTCCATAGCCTTGGCAATGTTTAATGATCCCAGGTTACATGAGATATCTTTACCGATATCCTTGTAGCTCATATCATTGTTGTAAGTTGTTGGAGTATTTACCTGCAGAATCTCAGAGCAGAGGTTTGACATGTTGATGCGACCCTCAATTGGGTTAGATTCATTTACAGTGTCTTCGTATACAATGTATGGATACCCCGACTCAAACTGTAGCTCTGCAATTCTCTGGAATAGCTCACGAGCTTTAATCTTTGTCTTACGAATCCTTGGATCGTCTACCATTTCCTGGTACTTCTCAGTAACAGACATGTCTGTCATTGGTACGCCATAAACATTTTGAATGTCATACGGGGAGAACAAGTACATGTCTTCCCCATTCTTTGCCAACTCTAGCGTGACATCAGGAATAACCACACCGATCGATAGAGTCTTAATCCGAGTCTTTTCATCTGCATTCTCTCTCTTGGTATCTAGGAACTTCATAATATCTGGATGGTGTGCATTAAGGTATACCGCACCTGCACCCTGACGTGCTCCAAGCTGGTTGGCGTAGGAGAAAGCGTCCTCTAGCATCTTCATTACTGGAATAATTCCAGATGATTGATTTTGAATCTTCTTGATTGGAGCACCGTACTCACGAACGTTGGTAAGGTTAAGACCCACTCCACCACCCCTCTTGGAGAGCTGTAGTGACGACGTAACGGCACGAGCGATAGACTCCATGTTATCTTCTACTCTAAGTAGGAAACAGCTTACATACTCCCCACGCTGAGCCTTACCTGCGTTCAAGAAAGTTGGAGTGGCTGGCTGGAACCTGCCAGACAAGATCTCTTCTATGACATCCTGAGCAGTCTGCGTATTGCCCATACCGAGCATTAGACCATTCATTACGACACGGTCTTCGAATCTTTCCAGGTAGCGCTCACCATCAAAGGTCTTTAGTGCGTACTGAGTGTAGAACTTATATGCTCCAACGAATGTCGGAAATCTAAATTTAAATGAATAAGCAAACTTAAATAAATTTTTAATATCTTCAGGAGAATAGTTATCTAGCAAAGACTTCTCATAGTATTCGTTCTCGACTAGGTATTCTAGCTTCTCTTCGATTGAGTGAAAAAACACGGTATTGAGATTGACATGGTCTAGGAAGTATGCCTTAGCTGCCTCCTTATCCTTACCAAATTGAATCTTACCATTCTCGTCATACATATTTAGCATGGCATTTAGCTCATGGTAACTTACTTTATTATCCATATAGTATCTCCAACCGTTCTTTTACCTTTTCAAGGTCATCATTTGTACCGAAAATTTCTACCCTAGCAATAAGCGGTACGCCTGTCTTACTAGATATTTGTTCTGCTGCTTTACAAAAGTTGTCTCCAAAGTTTGTATTACCAAACCCTACAACACCTCTTAGAAGTTCTCTGTTTGTCCTGTTGTTGAGGAATACCCTGACCTGTTTTGGGATTGCTCCTTTTTCATTGCCGCCACCATAAGTCGGTACAAAAAGAACGAACTCACGATCCATGACAACAGAGTTACCGCTCCTAGAATCGATAGGAATACGAGTAGCAGTTGAAAGATATCTTCCATTTAATTTCTCCATAAATCTCTTAGTGTTGCCTGAATAATTTGAGAAGTAGACTATGCCTATAGACATGCCACTCCTATCATAAAATATTAAACCTTGAGAGGTAGTCTCTCACGTCGTCTGGTAACTCTTTGGTCTTATATTCTATCACGTTTTCTGACGAAGAGTCAACTCGATCTTTTGGTCTATCTCGGAATGTATGAATGTCTATCTCAAGGTTAGAGTTCCTTGGCGTGTGAGATATTGCTCCATAGATAGCTCCACAAACTGCGTCTGCCAAGTCCTTAGACTTTTTTCTTGGGTGGTCTACCTTGTTATTATTCATAATCTTTAGTTCTGTAAGCTCTTCAAATAAAAGATCGATCATCGGCATTGCTAGCCTCTCTTCATAGATAAGCATAGCCATATCTTCGTAGTGCTTTTTAGCTACCGATACCGTTTCTGTTCTAATTCCAACAGCCTTCAGCTCATTCTGAATGTCGAACGACTGCCACCTGTCAAAGCTTACCATTCCCAAATCAAAGCCTAGCCTTCGTAAGTTTTGAATCCACTGCTTTACTTCTGACAGATCTACTGGACCTTCTACCTTAGGCTCCCAGTATGCAACTGCATCTACAACAACTACTGGAGCTATCTGCTGATAGTCTTTTATTACCTGAATATTTACCCACTTATCTACATGGGCAATAGCAACAGCACACTTGTCGTGCTTTTGAGCAAGGTCAGCGTGAACAAAATATCTCTTCTCTGGATCTGGAACAAAGGTCTCTTCAAATCTCCTGTGAGAGTCCAGGGGGTTCCTGATGGTCATTGCCGCCTGAACCTTCTCTCGCTGCTTAAAGAATGCATCTGATGCAAAGGTTGGCACACAAGCAAACCTCTGCATAGCATCACCTGGATCTGTATAAAAGGCCATCTTAAAGTCATCAATTTTACGAGTGGGGTTTACCTCCCAGGTTGGCTTCTTTAGTGCAAATATGCCAGGGTACTTATAGCTAGTAATTATATCTTCATCCCAGGTAATCTCCAGGCTATTACCACTAGTGTCTTCTGGCAGATCTGGATTCATAATAAACTTATGAGTCTTTGTAATTACTTCTTTCTCGGCAATTACGTCATCGTATTTTTGAGAGATGAAGTCACCTGGGAATCTTGGAAATGATAGCAGGGCTACCTTCCCCAAGTCTGGAAAACGAGAGTCTACAGACGCACGAAAAGCTTTATAAATATTATCAGCTGTTTTTCCTTGGTCATTGCCAGTGTTTACCTCTTGAGCAAATCCAGATATCTCATCTAGTACTGCAAGGATTAGGTTAAGGCCCTCATGAGACTCACGCTCTGAGTGGCCAGAGTAAACGGTAATTGAATGATCGAACTCAATGCTGTCCATCTTTGCATAGTACTTACCCTGAAACCAAGGAGACCTTTCAATCTTGGACTTAAATCCCTTGAAGAAAACATTCTTTGCTTGCTGGGCATTGATAGCTACGTTAATAAGGTCAATAGCGTCACCAGATGGCTTGCCAAAATACCTTGCTGGATCCTTGAGACAGAGTAGCTTATATACAAGGTAAGCACAGGCTACTGTAGATGTAAAGTCTTTCCCACTGCCCTTTCCGAGCTGTAGAATGACTTCATTCTTAGTATACTTTTTATAGTATCTTGTTCCTTCAGCTTCACCCATAATTGTTATGACATCTTCAAGCCTATAGATTTGGCTCATGGCCTCTACTATGTCATATTGTATTTGAGATAAAGGTGGTTGTGCCAAATAGTCTTCGCCCTCAACAAATGTCTTTGCATCTACTGGCATGTCAGCAAATGGGCTGTCTTGTAGTGCCTCTAAGAAATCATCAAACACTATTCGTTCACAATCGTAATAGTTTCTCCTGGCTTCGTTGCCCTAGAAAGTCTGGTCATGATCTTGTCACGAATCTCTGGATGCTCTGCAGCAACATCTTTAAGTATTTGAATTAAGACTTGCTGCCTTTCTTCAATTTCTATCATCTCTTCTGCAAGCTCTTTATTCTCTAGAAGTCCAGCTTTTTGCAGCATGTCTATCCTGGTTCTCTCTAGATCCATTACCAGCTTAATCCCTGCGGTCTTGGCTGTTAGATTAGCTACGGTAGTTGCTTCATCTATAACCTCGTATGCCTTTTGAATTAGCTTGCTGTAGTGAGTGTCTGCTCCTACGAGTGCTTCTTTTGCACGAGCTCTTATAGCAGCGTTATCGGACGCCATTGCTCGCCACTCGTTTATGTATCCAACTACCTTTTGTCTTGGCATGGAAAGCTCTTTAGATATCTGAGTCTCTGGTGTTCCAGCTAGATACTTCTCAACCACCTTGTTAACTGTATCAAGGTGTTCTGCTGTCAGGTCTTCAAACGACACGCTTAGCTCTCTTTCCCTTTTGCGGGATCCTCTTGATCTTATCCTTGCTAAACGCACGGAATTGCTGGGGCTTGCCCCTAAAAAGCTCAAACACGTCTATCCAGTTGGCTCCAGTCTCATCGTTGGTTGTAAGGCCACGAACCTTAAACTTTACACCATACTCTCCACGAACCTTTACGATGTCACCAGCCTCTATAATGAAGCCATCTATGTCAAAGCTTGGTACTGTGCTGAACTTTGATTCTGCTACTGGTGCTCTGTTAGCTCTCCTACCCATTATGCCCTCTCCTTAGCAATCTTTAATAGTATTAGGTAACCTAGTAGGTCATCGATGTCATTGTCTCCTGGCCAATCATGACCATTTTGAATTCTTGATAGCTTGTCATCAACACGAACAAGAAGCTGCTCTACCTTGTCTGACTTAGAAAAGATCCTTGTTGGATGCAATGCCGAGTCTCCGTAGGATCTGTTCTTAGAAATAAGCAAGTCTCTAATGGTGTTTGATACTCTCTCAATATCTTGTTCTGTTTGTGCACTCATCTGCGTGATTTCCTTAGTCCGAACTTTGCAAGGTAAACGTAAATAGTTTCTACACTTACACCGCACTCTTTTGCAATTTGCTCTGGAGTCTTTTTATCTAGGTGGTATCTTTTCTTTAACCAAGTTTGATTCGTATATAGTTTAGCAGCCATGATGGTTTTTGTCAAGACCTCGCAATCTTATCCCAGTTGAGCAGAGAGTAATGTCCAATAGCAATTGCATCTGCAACATCATTATCTGTCACGCTTAAATCATAGTTAATATTAACAAAGTTAATTGTCTTTTGTTTACGAATTTCTCTTTCCTTTGTCTTGTACCAGGACTTTGACTTATCAGGATTTTTATTAACAATATCTAGCTTTTCGCTAGTGGTCAACTTTCCATTTCCTATAAAGGTTTGCCAGGCTATTGGATTGATAGACCCTCCAATTTTAACCATATTGATTCCAGCAGCACCTAGCATTGCTCCTTGAACAAGAGCTAGGTCAGCAGCGGTCTTTGGGCTATTCATGTATACTGTGTGCTCTATAACAATGGAGTCAACCTCAAATAGCTTAAACACTCCCAATGATTTTCTAGCAGCATCAATGACTTTTTCATAGGTGTTGGTTCCGAGAAAGTTAATCTTCCCGTACTTTTCTAAGACCTTGTCGTTAAAAATTGCAAAAGCTATGCTATTGGTGCTCGCATCAATAGAGCATATCCTTTTAGGTCTTGGGTTTATCTTGGTTAGGTTTACCATTGGACATCCCCTTAATCTCTTTTAAAGCCTTGACTACGTCTTGTGGATTGACTGTGCAAAGTGTGCAAAGACTATCGTCATTATAAGTCGAAAGCTTTGCGTTGCAACTCTTGCATTTACGATCCCGATTTTTTCTTTGAGATCGTTTCTTAATAGCATACCGTTGAGCTATCTTTTCTTTTGTAGCTGCCTCTCGGCATTCTGCAGAACAATAAATCTGGTAAGTTATTTTAGTTTCAAAATGTTTGTCGCACCAGCTACAGTGTTTGATCTTCATTTAAGGGCTCCAAGGAATTAAGTTTAACGTCTCCCTTGCCAGCAATATCACATGTAGCACGTAAAGGACATGTCTTACAGATCTTTGAATTAGCTCTATAATTTTTTTCTGGGAGCTTCTTCTTCTCCCATGTTGCCCTAACGTCCCTCATCCAATTGAATGTCTGGTTCACCCACGCTATGTAGTAATCATTAAGTTCTACTGGTAGTATCAGTAGTTCATGATTGTTTTTGTTTTCATAAATAAGAACTGCCTTAGTCTTATTTAGAATCTTCATGTATATAAGCAGCTGGACTAGGTGTCCTAGCTTTGGCTTGTTTACCTTTTTACGATACTCAAAGCCTTCCATCGGCATAGTCTTTATTTCACCAAGAAGATCTTCTCCATCCCAATTAAGGATTACGTCTCCGTAACCAAAAATTGGTGGATCCTCGGATATCACCTTAAACTCTGAGTCAACCAAGAGTCCATCTACGTTTCCCATAGCCTCTTGAATACGCTCATGCGACTTAGTGCCAGCTGTCATATTGGCGCCTCCGTAAGCATCCGCATTGTCTACAAAGTCTGCACCCTCAAATGCCAGGTACCAATACCTCGGGCACTCTCCGTGAGAGAACGCCACTGTCGAGGGGGCAAAGCTTTTCTTAGTAGTAAACTTCGTTCCACGCTTAGCGGTATATCCAAGGTTAATCTTGTCAATAAGATCTTTTGCATTAATAAAAGACTTCTTGTCAGCGACAGTCTTAAGCATTACTTGACTCAATAGGTTTTTTGCCATATTATTTTACAATATATTTCAATGCTGAGACTAGGTCTGATATAGCCTCGTGTGCAGTGAAGTAAATATTCTTCTTCTCTCTTTGTCCTTTTTCAACATTTACCATCCAGGTAGCCCTGAAAGCCATCTTGGCAGCTATGGCTTGAAGCCTAACTATCTCAACAGTGGCTACCTGAAGTGGTATGTCTGGTCTTACAATTAGTTTTGCAATTGTAGTTAAGGCAATGGTTAGCTCCTCATCTTGCATAAATTCTGCAATCTCAGAAAGTCCATTAACCTTATCAATTGTCGTACTGTTTTTTTCCACCATACTATTATACCACGGACTCGGCCTGTAGGATGGTCTGCTTCTCTTTGCTTGTGACATTAGCTTTGCCAACAAACCATGGAAGGAGAACCTCATACAAGTCTACTAGAAGGTTTACATCCTGTAACTGATACTTCTTCATCTCTTTCCAGGCCTTGTCATCTCCTGCCATGCAGTCGATCCATAGCTGGAATCCTGAGTGCTTTACCTTTGCACCTACACCCAGAGCCTGGGCAACATAGTCTAGCTTGTTTGATGGGAACTGGAAGTTTGCTTTTACGACACTCATTAGGTCTAGGTCTTTAACTGTTGAAGGAGGCATTAGCCCATTCTCCAAGAACTCCCTATTGATGTGCTTGTGATCAAAGCCAGCTGAGTTCCATCCAACTAGAACATCTGCCTCTTCCATTAGCTTATGAAGGTCTTCAAGCATTGCCTTCTTGCCATCATGGTGTACTGACTTAAAGATTACCTTCTTTGTACCGTGCCATCTTGCACCGAAGCATAGCATCTCCGTAGGCTCAATAATCTGATTTATAGATACGTTCTGGTCCCAAAGGCCCCAGACATATGCTTTAATAGGTGTAGTTTCAATATCTAGATGTAATATTTTCATTATTTATTTCCTTCTATTAGTTGCTCTAGTAATTCTAGTTCAATTATTGCTAGTCTTGTTTTTCTGTTAGTTTCACCCAATACTACTACTATAGCAGGATCGTTCCCATTACGCAAGGCGTCAGTTACAGCCTTGGCCCAGTTATCTTGATTAACAGTAAAGCCTTTTGGATATTCTTTAAAGTCTACGGTAAACCCCTCCCACTTGGCATCGCCTTTGGTAATTCCTCTACCACTGTTCTTTATAGCTTTTGCACCAAGCCTTTTAATCTCTGATCTCTCGCTCATAGTCCTTCTTTGTCTTCTTATATTTGGACAAGCTAACGGTTGATAGGTGTCTATTACTACACATCCACGTAAGCTCTTTGGTTTCTGGATAGCTGCGTAAGGATGATACGTCCTCTTTGCAGGTGTGGCAAGAAAACTTACCAGTGTAAACGCTATACTTGCTCATTCAGCTTTGCCTCAAGTTCCTTGTGGAAGTCTGGATTGTCCTTAACATACTGAACAAATGCGTCCCTTCCCTGAAGCTTTTCTCCATTTTCGAGCTTGTACCATGCGCCAGTTCTCTCTACTAGCCCGTTCATCTCAGCGGTATCAACTAGGTCTGCTATAACGTCTATGCCAATAAGGTCTCCCTTAAAGTAGAAGTCGTACTCTCCAGAGTCTCCTGGTGCTGAGGTCTTAGAATTAGTCACTTCCCATCTAACCTTGCGGCCAACCTTCTGTTCAATGATCTTGTCTCCAACCTTTACCTTTGCCTTCAGTGCCTGAGAGTCGGAGGTTGAGGAGAACAGCTTGATAATTGTAGAGGACATGTACTGTGTTGTCAAGCCTCCCGTTGGCTGTTGCTGAGTATACATTGCCGTAATGTTGTTCCTTGCTTGAGAGATTGCAACAATAAGTCCTGGCTTCTCTCTGTTATTGGCATAGTTAATCATTAGCCAAGCATGCTTTAAGTCCTTAGACTCTGAACCAATCTGCTTTGTCTGATCCAGCTGCTTAAGCTCGTGTGAATCTTTTTCAAAGTATACCGCTGGCAAAAGAGAACTAATACTATCTATTACGATCAGGTCAGCCCCAGCATTCAAAAGTCCAACGGTCACGTCGGTCATGTCGTTGATGCTTCTGGCTTCTGAATAGATTAGCTGAGTGGTATCTACCCCAAGCTTCTTAGCCCAGGCTTCGTCATAGGACATCTCTGCGTCTATCCATGCACAGAGCTTTCCTTCCTTCTGAGCTTCTCCAATCATCTGTAGGCATAAGGAAGACTTAGCACTTGACTTGCTTCCCCAAAGTAATATCTGCCTCCCATACGGTAGGCCACCGCCTAAAGCCTTATTAAGGCCAGGGCTTGGTGTGGCCTGGAATTGAGTTTCGATTCCTACTCCAGTCTGCACACGCTTTCTCAACTTGGGGTCGAGTAGTGCCATTGCTTCATCAATTGTTGTCAATTACATCCTCCATGATTATTGTTCCATCTTTTGTTTTACCTAGGCTAAAGGTGTATGCCTCGCCCTCTTTTATTTTCATATAAGCTTTTGCAAATGAAGTAGGGAATACAGTTACTGGGTAAAGAGATCTAGACACGTCCGCCAATGTTAGCGTTGCCATCTTCTTTCCAGCTTTAGTAATCCTAGGATTGAATGATACAACAAATAGCTCTTCCTCTTTAAAGGGTAGCATCTTGTAGTTCAAAATCTTTATCAGAGAGTCGTCAGATTTTATAATGTTCTCTGAAGGAATAGCCTTTACGATCCTGTTATCACTTGCCAGAATCAAATAGGTTTTGCCAGACTCTATAGTAGTTTGCTCTTCATCGAAGATCCCTATGCTGCCAGTCTTATCTAGAAGCTCTACTCTTGACCAACCCTTGCCCCGCTTAATGCTCTTTACCATTCCTAGTAAAATAAACGAGCCCTTCTCCTCAAAGCTCTCTACCTGGTCCATAAATGCATAGTAGTGCTGTGGAACATCTACGTTAAACTCTGGGAGGTTTAAGTACTCGTAAAGGTTTTGCCTTACTTCTTCAGCATTCCTTGGGTTATCCTCGAATGTTGCACCGCCAATAACCCTCAATGCCTGCAAAGCCCTAGAGTTTACGCCACTACCCTTGTTAAATGTAAACTCTTCAATCTGCTTGTACGATGTGAATGGTCTTGCTGAAATAAACTTCTCAGCGATGTTGTCAGAGATATACTTAATAGCAGTTAGCCCAAACCTAATTCCCTTGCCCTCGATCTTAAAGTCTGCATCGGAGTCATTAACATGGGGCAGCTTAATAGGAATATTCATACGCTTTGCTTCAATCAGGTACTCTGTTCTTGCATCCTTGTCCGACTCATTCTTTAATATAGAGTACATAAATTCAATTGGATAGTATGTCTTTAGCCATGCCGTCCAGTACGATAGCGTAGAGTACGCCACAGCGTGAGACTTATTGAACGAATACCCTGCATGGGCCTCAAAATCATGCCATAGATCAGCAGCCACATTAGGACTGAGAAACTCTGAAGCACCAGCAATAAACCTGTCTTTAAATACATCAAACTCTTTAGCATCTTTCTTCTTTCCAATAATCTTACGAACCTTGTCGGCATCAGCCATTGACATGCCCCCTAGCTCTGTACAGGCCTGCATGACCTGCTCCTGGTACAGGATACACCCATAAGTTTCTGAAGTAAACTGCTTCATCTTCTGATGGTGATATGCAATATTCTGCTTACCATGCTTACGAAGGATGTAGTCTTTGCCAATTGTATTCATGGCACCTGGTCGTACCAGTGCGTTGGAGGCTGCTAGCTCTGAGAAGTTCTTTACACCCATCTTGACAAGCAAATTAGTGTATGGTGTAGCTTCACACTGGAACACGCCTTTAGTGTATCCAGATGATAGCATTTCATAAACCTTTGAGTCTTCCATGTTAATAGAAAGCAAGTCTATGTCTTTGTAGTGACGCTCCTTGATGATATCAAGTGTGTTTCTTAATACTGATAGTGTTTTAAGACCTAGAGCATCGATCTTGATTAGACCAATCCTCTCAGCCTCTTCCATGTCTACCCCAACAACTGGGATTCTTTCTTTAGTACCAGGAGATGTCCTAGTTTCTAGTGGGGCATACTTAAAGATTGGATACTTAGATGTTACAACTCCTGCTGCGTGGATTCCAGTACCACGAATTCTACCACGTAGCTGATCTCCATACTTCTCAATCTCTGGATACTTTTCCCTAAACCAAGCTGCTTGCTTTGAGTAGCAGTAGTCATCCCAGGTATCTATAACTTTTAGTACTTTGTTGACATCGGTTAGTGGGATGTGGAGGACACGTGCAATGTCTCGAACAACACCCTTATCTTTAAACTGTAGGAAGGTTGCGATAGACGCTACGTGCTTATACTGTCTAACTAGATAGTCTTTCACTTCCTCACGCCTTGTGTCTTGAATATCAGTATCAATATCTGGGAAGTCATTACGTTCTGGGTTAATAAACCTAAAGAATAGTAGGCCATGCTTAATAGGGTCAATGTCTGTAATCTCTAATGCATAGCATAGCAAAGACCCAGCGGCTGATCCACGTCCTGGACCTACCATGATACCCTCTTTCTTTGCCCATGCAATCATAGAGCGAACTACAAGAAAGTATGGTCCAAAGTTTTTGTTTTTAATAACCTCTAGCTCTTCGTCAAGCCTAGCGATATACTCATCATTTAGAATTCCACGCTTTTCAAGACCAGCAAGGCCTAAGTCTTTAAGCTCTTTGTCTGGCTGCTGATACTGAACTGGAAGAAGGTCTAGGTGATCCTCTATCTCATAGTCCTCTACCTTGTCTGCTACCTCTTTTGTGGCATCATACATGTCTTCACGATCGATACCCTGAGCCTTCATGGCATCGTGCATCTCTTCATCTGATAAAAGGTGGATGTCAAACTTAGCAAAAGATATCTGTCTTTCACCATACAGATAGTCAAGCCTCTCCATTAAGTTTTCATACTTGGACGACTTGTCGTAAGTAGAGTCTTTCTGAACCTTGTTAGAATAACTATTCAGGATTAGCTTAAGCTCTTGGATTTCTTTTTGCCCAGTATGTGCGTGGTGGCAGTCTGGAGTAACAATAGGCTTCACGCCATACTTGTCAGCCAGTTCTAGAAGCTTGTGGTTTACATCTGGTGGGTTGTGAGGCATGACTTCAATGTAATAGTCATCTCCAAAGACACGCTTGTGCCATTCAATAATTCTCTTGGCTTCTGCTAGCTCGTCGGCTTCTATGGCTTTCGCTAGAGCGCCAGAGAGGCACCCAGAAAGGACAATTAGGCCCTCTGAGTACTTCTCTAGCACCTCATAGTCAAAGCGTGGTTTCTTGAAGAATCCTTCAGTCCACGCAATTTCGTTGAGCTTATTTAGGTTTTCTAGTCCAACACGGTTCTTTGCAAGAACAATAACATGGTTATATACTAAGTCAAGTAGTCCGTCTCTAACGTCATTTGCCCGCTTGTCGAATCTGTCATTAGTTATATAACCTTCTACGCCAAGTACTGGCTTGATACCAAGGCTTTTTGCAATTCGGTAGAACTCTCTGTG